GTCTGTCTACGGCAAACCTGAGCCTAGTCAACCCGTCAAGTTTTGGCAAGCCGTTCGCTCAGAGCGTAAAAATAAATTTTGCAAAATCGAGTTTTGTGTCCATGGGGTACTCGCAATTATATTTTCCGGGGTCCCGTGCGGGCACGCCGTTAAAAAATTTCAGTTTTGGATTCGGACTCGCGCATTGCGTTAACCAAAGCGGTTGCGTGATTCGCCCTCGCCGTTACACGGATATGTTCTTCGCGGGTCTTCGCTAACGGAATGTCAGCGGTTAGCAGTGTAGCAAGTTCCTCAGCGTTGTCAAGCATTTCTTTAAACGTCATCGGTCTCGCCGCCTTCAGCGTCATCTGCAGATGTTATAACTTCCGGGCTTCGCTGCGGCTCATCGGTCTTGCCGTTGGTTGAATCTTCAACTATCTCGGCATCGGTTATATCATCCGTTGCGGTTAATCTGCTTTGGAGGCTCGCCGCTCCTGCCGCTAAGCGGGCAAGCCGTTCTGCAACAATCACATGCGGTGGACGGGCATCGTTAACTTCGATGTCCACACTGAGGTCCGTTCCTCCGCGCACGCCAGCACGGTCAAGAATCTCGGTCGCCGCTTTAAGTTTTACGGGTTCCGACTCAGCATTTTCCATCATATCTTCAAGAACGTCAACAGCGTACGGTGCGGCTTGGATGAGTTTGCGTCTCGCCCGTTCAACATCTTCGCCCGGTTTGCGAACCGATTTAAGATGCGCCCGGCACAAGCCGTCATCCTTGATTCTCCCGGAACTCCACAACATGCAGCGGATACCGTCATCCTTGACAATCCTGCAGCGGGCTGGTAATACAGCGGGTTGCTTTTGGCTCGCCGTTGGTTCGTTTTGTTCGGCTACCCACTTACGGGTTGCCCCAACAACCCATGGCGGAATGATTCGGCACGCCGCTTCATCAACCAAAAGGTCGACACCCGTTAGGTAATCTGAGTTTGGATTCTTAGCATCCGTTAAGACGGGACGTTTTTCGGCGAGGCTAAGGACACGCCGTTCGCGCATTGACTCTTGGCTACGGGCTGCGATAAGACCCGTTGCCCCACCCGTTGCGTCGTAGACAGCATCCCAGTTTAACTTGGCTCGCCGCAATGTCGAACGGTTATCATATGTATCTTCGCACACGCCGCGTTCGTGCTCTATAATACCAAGTTCGCTAAGGTCGGGTCTCAGGTCGAGCGGTGTATCGAGACGCGGTTGGCTATCCGTTGGGTCAACGGTCTTGCCCTCCGTCTCGAACTTAATAACTTCGTCAGACACGCCGTCTCCTAAAAAATTTCAGTTTTGGATAACGGCTCGCCGCTATCATACTTTGTGTCATTTGTCAAATTTGTCTGGGGTTAAGGTCTCGCCGCCAGGCCCCTGGAAATAATAATTACGGTTTCTTTTTGATGACTGGTGTCCCCGTTGACTTTTTAACTGGGGCTTTCTTTGGAGCGGGTTTCGCTTTAGGCGTAACTGGCGTTGGAGAAACGGAAACCGTTGCGGTTAATGGTTTTTTCGCGGCTGGCTTTTTCTTTGGCGGTGCGACCACGACGGAAGTTACTAGGTGGGTGTCGGGTTCGGTTGTCTCGCCAGCAAGTGAAGGACCAGAGCGACCCGATGCGCTAGACGCTAGGGAAGTGAGAATGGAAAGAATCGCCGCTCCGCCAGCAACTTTTGCGGAGTCAACGGTTGAAGCGGTTAAAACGCTCGCCGCGTCTGCGCCAACAAGGGCGAGAAAGGTCTGAGCAAAGGTCTTTACGGCTCGTTCTAGTGTCGCCGTTAGGAAGAATGTATCATACATTATTTGTACTCCGTTGTCAAGTTCTTTGGATTAAGTCCAATAAACAAATGATACGGTAAAAAAGTTCGGACGAAAAAGTGGCGCGTGGTGAGACAGGCGCACCCATTCGCGCCCTTCTATAAAGAGACCCTTGAAAACAAAGGGTTTTTGGAGGCTAAGATGTTATAATACTTAGCCCCCAAAAAGTGTTTATATTTTCGGCGTGTCGCTATTGTTTTTTAGTTCGGCTAGGTGGTTTGCCTCAAGAGTACTGACCACAAATACGCCAACCAAAGTTCCGACAATAACGCCAAACAAAAACATCCAAAGCATTATCAGATTACCTCTCGACAGCCCTGACACAACAAAGCATCATACCCTGTTGCAACCGTAGATGCAACTCCGTGTTGAGTTACAGGAACAGGAGACACAGCAACATCATCTGCCCCACACCTGTCACAGACCAAATCAACCAACCATTCGGCTGACTTTCCCTGCTCAATCAGGACACCCAAACCGCGAGTCAAAGCGTGCATCGCTCCACCGCCCTCAGTCTTACGAAGAAATGGTCGAGTCGAATCAACCTCAAGGACTAACCGTTCTTTCTTACAAGGACAGTCCATCTTTGACGGTTTACAGAAAGTCCGCCCAGCAACTTGGGTATGTCGAGCAGTACTATGCCCACACAGACAAATCCGTCCGTCAACAATCTTACGAGTATTTAGAGCCTTGTCAACTCTAAGCACTTCCTCTAACTCAATTCCAATTGCTTCAAGTGGATTATTCATCAGCACTACCTTCTTCCGTTTCCGTTTCGGTTATTTCTTGTTCTTGCTCTTTTTCGAGCATCGCTTCGTACAGTCTTTTCATATTGCTCATTTGATTACACACTCCTACTCCTTCGCATGAACTTCCTAGATACTACATCACCAACAATGTTAGCGCAAGTTCTATCCTTCTATTTTTAATTTATTCATTCCTTCAATCAATCTATATTACCATTCACAATTAGCGACTATTTTTCAGGTCACCCCTATAGCGCGCGCGTACGCGCGTATGGTAAAAATAGTCAGTATTACTTAATACAGTAATACTCAATGGTGTTACTAGTTGGATTTTTTATTCCAAAAATATTTTTTCTGGCTAGTATAAAAAACTTTTCCATTTACTTTTTCCGACTAGTAACATCATTAGCAATTTCACTATTGGCAATCATTCCACCATTGACTATCCCACCAATAATCACTATTTTTGTTATTATATATGTCACGTTTTTAGAATTTTTATTATCATACATTCCCACTTGACAGACCCCTACTCAATCCCTTACCATCGACCTTATGAATAATAATTACCCTTTTTTCATCACCATTGATGAATACTTAGAAGCAGTGCATAACGCACATCAGGACTACCTGAAGACTCGTTTTAGTCAGTCTATTACGAACCCTTATCAGACATTCCATGTGGAAGACCTAGCAGTAAACAGCGCATCATTCTTTGAATCTGCTCTAATCCTGTTAGACCACTTCTCTACCGTTATCCATAACAAGGTTCGTCTCCAGAAAAAGCAAGACGAATACGAACAATACATAAAAGACAAAAAGACAAAAGCAATCATTAACGACCCGCTTTGGCACGCACCGTCTGAACCGTCTGAACCAACTGAACCAAAAAAGAAGTTCAGGAAGAAAAAGTAGAAACCAACAAGGAGGTATCTTGCTACTAAAAGAATACATAGGACAAGCAATAAATAGGGAGCGAACTGCCCAAAACCGTACCTTACGAGGTACGGCAGATAGGGCGTTCGTTTCCTATACATATCTATCTGAAGTCGAGCGCGGTCTTAAAGATGTTTCATCATCTGTACTTCAGTCAATCTGCACAGCCCTGAATATATCCGTTGAGGAGTTAATGATTGATGTAGCAGTTGATATGCAGAAAGTTATTCTAGAAAAGGAGTTGCTGTATGCCAACGACATTACCGTCGACAATTTACTCAAAGTTGATTGATAAGGTCACTTTTATATTTAAAAAGTATGATATGCATCATAGCCACCAAGAGTTAATTCTTCGTAGAGATGCAGACTTAGTTGTAGGTGGTATTGAAGAAATTATACGCGAATGTGTGTCTAGAGAAATACTTGCTTGGCACGACTTAGAGTGCGACAAAGATGTTATAGACTGTAATTGTAAGGACCTTGCAGAAGTTGTTGCAGGTAAAATGCTAGGAGAGCACATTGAGTTTTAACAACAAAATAGTCACAACTACAACAACTAATACCTATGCTTCGGGACTTAAAGTCACTATTACTGAAGACAGTAAAGAAGATGAAAAAAGCAAACTCATGTCTCGGCATGAGATGGGAACTATGATTACTCGGCTCACCAATAAAGTTAATGCTTTAGAAGAAGCAATCCAGCGCGTGCGTGATGTGATTGATTCCTACCGAGTTCATGGTGACCATGAAGATATTCCGCAAGAAGAGATTTTAACAGCGTTAGACGGTAAATAAAATGACTTTTACAATCCACAATGGAGACTGCATTGATGTAATGCGTTCTATGCCAGACAACAGCGTTGACTCTATAGTCACCGACCCACCTTATGAAATTGGATTCATGTCAAAATCCTGGGATAGCACTGGCATTGCGTTCAATGTTGAAGTCTGGACTGAAGCACTGCGAGTGCTAAAACCCGGCGGTCACTTGTTGGCGTTCAGTGGTTCGCGCACCTATCACCGCATGGCAGTTGCTATTGAAGATGCAGGGTTTCAGATTCGTGACCAAATTATGTGGCTTTATGGTTCAGGGTTTCCCAAGTCTCACAATATAAGTAAGGCAATTGACAAATTGGCAGGGGCAGAGCGTGAAAAGTGGCTCACTTTACCAATGCAAAAAAAGGGTGAAGTTGGAGAAATAAGTAAGAATAGGCGTTGCGCTGTTTGCTTGAAGGCTTTAGCGTCTGGGAATCCTTGTCAATGCGATAGAACCGAAACTGCAATTACAGATGAAGCACAACAATGGGAAGGTTGGGGAACGGCATTAAAACCAGCACACGAACCTTTAGTCTTGGCGCGCAAACCTTTTACTGGAACTGTTGCTCAAAATGTATTGGTTCACGGAACAGGCGCGTTGAATATTGACGCAAGCAGAATAAGTATTGCCAAAGGTGATGAACCAAGTGCTGGAAGTCGAACCGCAACTTTTGGAACACAAGAGACAGTTTCAGGTGGTGACGGTTCAGGTGGATGGAAAGCATCCGAAGGTCGTTTCCCTGCAAACATCATTCACGATGGCAGTGACGAAGTTGGTGAACTGCTAGGTGAACCTGCCCGTTTCTTTTACTGTCCTAAAGCCAATAAAAAAGACCGCAACGAAGGGCTAGATAAGTTTGAGGAAAAAACTAAAAAATTTGGAAATCAAAAAAACGGACAAGACTTAGGAAATGGCTCTGTAAATGATAAATTTACTACGCAACCAAGCAAGAACAATCACCCGACAGTTAAACCAACAGACCTGATGCGCTACCTCGTGAAACTAATCACACCGCCAAACGGCATTGTTCTTGACCCATTCATGGGTTCAGGTTCAACAGGTAAAGGCGCAGTCATTGAAGGCTTCAACTTCATCGGCATAGAACTTGACTCCGAGTACATCGCCATAGCAAACGCCAGAATCCAACATCAGTTAGATAATAAAGAAGATAACTAATGGCTATCCTTTACTGCCAATGCGGTCACACAGACCACGAACATCTCCTCCTGAGAGCAAGTTGTGTCGCAAAAGACTGCGAGTGTAAGTCTTTTATTGAATCAAGAAGACCAAGAAAAAAGGAATCCAAAAAGAAGTGACATTTTTAAATCCAGAATCTCTTACACACGAAGAACTTTTAGAACAATACATAATTCTTGCAGAAGGATTTAATAATCTTTTTGATTCTATACAAAGAGTTCGCGAACTTCATATACCAAATCCTAGTTATATTGGAGAGCAAATACCTTGCATTTTTTGCAGAGACGAGGACATACCTTGTTCAACCCTAAAAGCAGTGGACGGTGACACCGAATGAATAGACTTCTCTCTTACCTAAGAAGTAGAAAAGAAATAAAGCAGTGGTGGAAAGACGTACATCAAAACCTAAAAAGAACATATGATAATGACATTAGATAACATCATTGGCGGAATTATTTGTGCGTGTCTATCTATTGCACTTGCAGGAGCATCTATCTCAATGCTCTTAATGGTTTTAGATGACCATAAAAATCAAAAGAAAAGAAAAGATAAAAAATGAAAATAGCATCAAGTGTTGTAGAAATACTTATCTTGTTCTTTGTTGCGCTTAATTGCGGTCTAGGATTGCTTAACTACATTCAATCCAAAAGAAACAAAAAGTAAATGACATATTGGTCTTACGTCTTAGGCATCATCGGTGTCACTGGAATCTTTTTTGTAGGTCGTAAAACAATTTGGGGATGGCTTGTACTTCTCACAAACGAATGCATTTGGATTGCTTACTCACTAGCAACAAAACAATACGGTTTTATCTTTATGGCGATTGCTTACTCAATTGTATATATAAAATCGTTTACTGAATGGAGAACTAAAAATGAGCGATAAACTAAAAGAACAAAGAATTAGAGAAATCTGCAACACTGCGGTTAATGCTTGTAGTAACTTTTATACAGATTTATCTCTTGGTGAAAAATATCTTGCTTTAAGAATTTTAGAAGAATTAGACAGGGAAAATGAAAAAATCAAATCCATTACCTAAAGCAATCATTGTTGATATTGACGGCACGGTCTCTCATAAAACCGATAGAGATATCTATGACTATAAAGAAGCAATCAACGATAACCCTGACAAGATTATTCTTGAAATAGTTCGTTCTCTTTGGCATCAGGGGTATAGAATTCTTTTTGTTACTGGAAGAAGTGACGACTGTATCACCGTTACAAGAACATGGCTTGCTACTTACTGTCCCTATTACTTTGGTCTTTATATGAGACAGACTGGTGACTTCCGTAAAGACGCAATTGTTAAACAAGAAATCTACGAGAACCAAATCAAAGATGAATATGATGTCTTATGCGTTTTTGATGACCGTCAACAGGTAGTTGATATGTGGCGTGAGATTGGACTAAAGTGTCTACAAGTACAGCCGGGAGATTTTTAAATGGACAACGAAAAAAGTTATTATGCTAAAAACGATTCAATGTTAGAGAGCGAACGACTGTTCAGAATTTTAACTAAACTGAACAGTATCCGTAGTGATGCGTATATGAGCGGAGAATCTGAACAGTTTATTCTTGGCATTCTTGCAAGTACTGAAGTTGTTCGTACTGAAATCAATGGACCTAAGTTCAAAAAATAACGAAGTATTTGCTCCCTGAAGTAAATACCCCTATGCTCTACCTGCTAGTATTTTAACTCTGCACTAAATTATCCCCCTAAACACGAGGTTACATATGTCTATTTCTGTCCAATTTTCCTTCCGTCTTAACGAGGAGTTTGTTGCTTCTTATAAAGATAAGAAAGCACCATTTGGCTACCGCGATGCTGGTGGCAACTCTGTAGGTGAGATTACTTTCTTGCGTACTTACTCACGCAAGAAGCCAGACGGAACTAAAGAAACTTGGGTAGATGTTTGTGAGCGCGTCATTAATGGCATGTACTCACTACAGAAAGACCACTGCAAAACTAACCGTCTTCCATGGTCTGACGCTAAGGCATCTGCATCCGCAAAAGAAGCGTTCGACCGTTTATTCAATCTGAAGTGGACTCCACCCGGCAGAGGCTTGTGGGTTATGGGAACTCCTATTGTTAATGTGCAGAAGAACTCAGCCGCGCTTCAAAACTGCGCGTTTGTTTCAACTTTAGAAATGACCAAGAACAATCCTGCTAAACCTTTTGCGTTCCTGATGGAAGCGTCAATGCTTGGTGTTGGTGTGGGCTTTGATGATAAGGGTGCTGAAAAGGAATTTACTATTTACGCACCTAAGTCTGATGTAGAAGTTTTTGCTATCCCAGATACTCGTGAAGGTTGGGTTGAATCAACCGTTGCTCTTATCAACTCTTACCTAAAAGCAGACCAACCAACTTACGAGTTTGATTACTCAGAAATTCGTCCAGAAGGCGCACCTATTGCTACCTTCGGTGGAACTGCTGCAGGTCACGCACCGTTAGAGCGTCTACACAACTACATCACAAAACTATTCAAGGAGCGTGCTGGTGAACTTGTTACGAAGAGGGATATTGCTGATATTGGTAATCTCATTGGTGTATGTGTCGTATCAGGAAATGTTCGACGCTCTGCAGAACTCCTAATCGGTTCTATCGATGACCAAGACTTCCTCAACCTAAAGAACGCGGAAGTTTTCCCAGAGCGCAACTCCTATGACCCTAGCGCGCCGGGTTGGGGATGGATGTCTAACAACTCTGTATCCGTCTCAGTCGGTCAAGACCTTTCACCAATCGTTGATGGCATCGCTCGCAACGGAGAACCCGGCGTAATCTGGCTTGACGTATCAAAGAAGTACGGTCGTCTTGCTGACCCAATCAACAACAAAGACCACCGCATTGCTGGCTACAATCCTTGCGCTGAACAGTCTCTAGAATCTTTCGAGATGTGCACACTTGTTGAGACTTACCTCAACCGTCACGAATCAATCGAAGACTACAACCGCACATTAAAGTTTGCGTACCTTTACGCTAAGACCGTTACGCTTCTTCCAACTCACTGGGAAGAAACAAACGCAATCATGCAGAGAAATCGACGCATCGGAACTTCAATGTCTGGCGTAGCAAACTTTGCTGACCGTCAGGGTCTACCAACTCTTCGCGAGTGGATGGACGCAGGATACGATAACATCAAGCGTTATGACATTCTTTACTCAGAGTGGTTAGGTATTCGCGAGTCAATCAAGACGACAACCGTTAAGCCTTCAGGAACTGTATCCATTCTTGCTGGAGAATCTCCCGGTGTTCACTGGACTCCCGGCGGTAAATACTTCCTTCGTGCAATCCGTTTCTCAAATGGCGACCCAATGCTTCCACTTTTCAAGATGGCAAACTACCGCATTGAACCTGCATCAGAATCTCCAGACACAACCTCTGTTGTATTCTTCCCAATCAAGTCTGATGCAGAGCGCGCAGAAAAAGATGTAACTATCTTTGAGAAGATGTCTCTCGCGGCAACTGCACAGCGTTACTGGTCAGATAACTCTGTATCCGTGACAATCTCATTCGACCCAGAGTCTGAAGCAGACCACATCGGAACCGTTCTGCATATGTACGACGGTCAGTTGAAGACTGTTTCATTCTTACCGTCTGGCAACTTCACCTACCCACAGATGCCTTACACGCAGATTACCGAAGATGAGTACCGTGAAGATGGAGAGCACAAACTCTTCCCAATTGACTTCTCAGGGGTGTATGCTGGAATGGCTGCTGATGCAATTGGCGAGGCTTACTGCACAACAGACGGCTGTGAAATCAAACTCATCACGGAGAATCTTAAGGACAAGTAATGCCAAGTTACGAATACATCTGTGAGAACGGACATACTTACATCGAAGTTCGTTCAATCCACGCTGACCAAGAAGTACATGAGTGTCCAGAGTGCGGTGCTAACCTAAAGCGCGTATTTGAATCCACTCCTGTAACTTTTCAAGGTGATGGATTTTATTCTAAACAAAGAAAGAAGGAGTTCGGACTATGAGCGAAGAACTACAACCACTCATGGGAAGCGTTACTGAAGTTGATTTAGCAACACACTTCCAAACTGAAGATGGCGACCACGATAAGTTTTCGCATTACGCATACAAAGAAGACATTATGGAATCAATGGTTAATGGTATTCCAATTATTGCTCTTTGCGGAAAGATTTGGATTCCATCACGCGACCCAGAAAAGTTCCCTGTGTGCCCAAGTTGTAAAGAACTTTACGACACACTTCCAAGTTCTAATATCGTTTCCTAAAAGAAACGGAAGATGGTTAATACATCTTTCTTTACGCGGGTACGACGGTAGACACCTGTACGCAAACCTTTGCTCTCTCCATTTGCGTAGTCTGCTGTCGTATCCGCTTCTACAGTTTCAATCCACAACGGATAACCAAACTTGCGGACAACCCCAATAACAACCCCCACCTGTAAATCCTTCTTCTTTCCATCGAAGTCTAGGAATACAAGGTCTCCACTTCTCACCTGCCAGAAACGATACTGTTCATACTTTTTGTAGAAGTGTTCATAAGCAATCTTATTTGAAGCGAATCCCTTTTTACTTGAAACTTCAACTAATTCACTCTTACCTGCTTTTCCAAAGCACCAAGAAATAAACATTGCAGAGTACGGCTGGTTATTAAACCCATACCATTTACCGTATTTATTATCTAGATTCGGACCATTGACATATCCAACTTCATCTAGAGCAATCTCTACAAGTTGGTTCATTCTGATTCCGATTCCGCTTTCAAACGCTTCTTACGTTCTTTAAGTTCCTTGACGATGTTCTTATCCGTCCTGTTCTTATAGTGTACCGTCTTAACTCTGTCCACGGTAAACGAACGATAAGTAGAGTATCCCTTCTTACCGCCAATAACATCAATCCACTCAGCAGTATCTGTCTTGACGTGCTTCATAAATCTGAAGCGACCAGACTCTCCACTAATTGATACTTCTGTACCAACAGAAACAATACGACCATTTACCTGAATCTCATTGCTAACAATCCAACTTGTTGGATGAGCAACTACCTTTTTCTTTTTTCCCATAAAACAATCCTATCATAGATGACTGACATTTTCAACTTGCGTCCCCGGTAGGACTCGAACCTACAACCGACAGGGTAGAAACCTGTTGCGCTATCCATTGCGCCACGGAGACATTACTTTATTCTATGTTACGCTTTATCTTATGCCACTACCAGTAAATCCAGAAGACCTAAAAAGTATACCAACTATTACCGAGATGCTTGGCGGTAAGGTCTCACAACTTGCGCGTTACTGTGAAGAACCCCTGTGGACTGCTTTCAATCCGTCTGTCTGCTACACAGAGGAGCACGGCTATCTTGTTGTACTCCGTTCTACCAATGGCGGTCTTAAAGACCACAGAAAAGAATGGCAGACAGAACTAGGCGAAGAACTTACATCACAAGATTCATATTTGACTCCTAGCGAATATTATGTTGATGTTTTTGTAGACGGTACTTTTGGTAGCGAGAAACTTTATCGCAACAGAATGTTCATTGCAAACCTAAACCCAAACACTCTTAAACTATCTAAAATCAGAGAGATAGATTTATCCGAAGCATATGCTCAAGCACCCTTTGAGGTTATCAGAGGTGCAGAAGATGCTCGACTCTATAATCATCACGACGGACTAAGACTTTCTGCAACCTTCTACGAGTTCAATAAAAGTCCTGCTCCTCAAATGTGCTCTATGAAACTAGACCTATCAGGTAAAACTCCAAAGGCTACTTCTTTAGATATCTTTGAATCTCCTAAAGGTCTAACGGTAACTGAAAAGAATTGGATGCCAGTAGACAGATTGTCTCTCTATAACCCTAATGATGTTAGTTTCGATTACTGGTATCAGTCTGCAGAAACTTTTAATATGGACACAAAACGATTTACAAATGTTGGCGGTTATGAACTTCCTATAAGTGGTAGTTCTCAACTTATTGGACTAGAAAACGGAACTTTACTAGGAATTATTCATCAACGTGATTTAGCCCAAGCAATGCACTTTAGAGATATTACAAAACCTTCTATTGTTCGTAGGTGTTACTCACATCGCTTTGTACAGTTTGATGAGCAAGGAAGAGTTCTTAAGGTTACAGATAAATTTAACTTCATTAATAAGAGTGTAGAATTTGCATCAGGAATTGCTATTCACGAGAATAACGTACTTGTTACTTTTGGTGCTTTAGATAGTTCGGCACATATCGCATCTGTGCCACTAAAGAATATTCTTAGTAATTTAAGACCACCTAAGATTTAAGGAAATTAAATGAGTCCCGAAGAAGAAGATATCGAAGACTTTATTGACTATTTAATTTCCGAAGGAGCATTAAAGTACATCGGTCTTGATTATAACAATGAGCCTGTCTATACCGTTACCGAGAAATGCAAGGATATATTTCCAGACCTTTATAACGAACACATTCAAAAAACAGATGACGCTACTTTTTCTTTGTGGCAAAAAGGCATTGTTGAAATTGAGTTTACAGAAGATGAGCAGTTTGTAAGACTAACAAAAAACAGTGCAGAACTTTATCTAGAACATAAAGATAGTCTTTCATCAGATGAGATGGAAGTTTTATTTATTCTTGCAAACTCTGACAAAAACAAAAAGGAAAAAGAATGAAAAACAAAGAGACAGTTGCTATTGCTTGGTGTGATGACGGAAAGATTGATACCGAGTTTGCTGTAAACATTATGAACTTAGTGAAAGACAATCCAAAGCGTGTCGGCTCTTTCTACTCAATCAATGGCACAGGTATGCTTTCCAGAAGTCGTAATGTTTTAGTTAAGCACTTTTTAGAGAACACAAAAGATGACTGGCTTCTAATGATTGATTCTGATGAGCGTATCTCGTCTAAAACTTTTAAGTTGTTGTGCGACACCGCGTCATCCGAGCGTCCAGTAGTTTCAGGTTTAGTTTTTATTGCTGTATGGAATGGACCAAACTTACGACCAGTTCCTTCAATTTTATACAGCGATGAGAACGGAGATTTCCACTTCTACGATAACTACCCAAGAAACGAAGTTATCCGAGTTGCTGGAGCAGGTACAGGTTGTTTGTTAATTCACCGTTCTGTACTTCAAAAACTACGAGATGTTGCTGGTCCAGACCTACACGATTGGGCATGGTTTCAGGACGGTCCAGTAGGCGGAAATAAATGGCTATCTGAAGACATTATGTTTGCTACCTTATTACGGTCTAATGACATTCCTATGTATGCACACACAGGGGCAATTCTCCAGCATCATAAGCAGTTCTGGCTAGATGAGCATCACTATTTAGCGTGGGCAGTAGCCAATCAAGAAGGCACTGGATTAGAACAGATTACAGACTGATTTGACAGCCCCCAAACCCATCTGCTAGGTTATACACATAGTCTTCGCACGGTCGAGTGTAGGTTCTTACCTCCTTACTACTTTGACTGTCCCAAGTGGAGTCACCCGCTTGCGAATGAGTGACACTGAAAGCCCCCTAGTTATTCTCTCTCTAGGGGGTCTTTCTTTTTTCTCAAAAGAAAACCCCCCAGATAAATCCGAGGGGTTTCTTTCCTTAAAGGTTTAATACCAGTTATGACCGTACCAGAACGACATGGCTCCACAAGGAGTTCCGTACCGACCGTGAATGTAACTCAATCCCCACTTGATTTGGGTTTCAGGGTTTGAGTACCAATCAGCACCAGCACTTGCCATCTTGCTTCCCGGCAAAGATTGTGGGATTCCATGAGCACCAGATGAAGGATTGTGAGCAGTTTGTCTCCAACCACTTTCTCTAGTCCATAGATTGATTATGCAACCAACTTGGTCACCATCCCAGCCGTACTTCTCTGCCATGTATGACTTGGCAAAAGCCTGATTACTAGCAACATTCGCATTGACTTTTGGTTGAACAAAAGACGACCTAGAACGAGATGCTCTAACTACAGGCTTACTTGTCTTGGTTGTCAACGGCTTGGCGGTTTTCTTAGGCTTCGGCTTATGGGTGTGCTTAGGCTTAGGTGTTTTCTTATCCGTCTTGCTGTGCTTTTCAGCACTTATATTCTGTTGTTTTTCATTAGCATTGGTTTGTTGAAGTTGGGCAACTGGTAGCGATATGGCATAAGCCACAAGAAGCGCAGTCGCGGACCTCGACACCTTGGTTTTGTCTAACATATCTTCAAGTCTACCAGATAGGTATAATAAACGCCAACCCGAACCCCCACTTATTATCTTTTCCAGGGGTTCTTACCAAAATAATTACTATCCGTTTTATCCCATGAGGTCTGGAAAAATCAGTTTTCTATTATATAATTCTAGAAACTGTTACCTTTTTTTGCGTTTGTTCCTATTTTGTCCGAACTTCGTTCCAGTAGAAGGATTTTGTTTATGATAGCCAAGGTTTTCTTTTTCTTCAGCAAGCCACTCGTCATAGTGCATTTCAATCAACCAAAAATCTTTATGGTGCGGGAACAAAGCCCCAGTATGAGCAACAAGTCTGTAGCCAAGTTCATTTAGTTTCTTGGAAAACATCAAGTCCTCAGAAATCCAAGTTATTTCTCCACCGTTTTCAATTGGACCATCTTGGAACCAAGCCCAATCAGGACCAGTCTGCTTTTCATAAGCCTTCTGCATATGTAATAGCACCGAACGGTGAATCATTAAACAGCCAGTTCCAGCAGAATGAATCTCTACCAGCGAGTTTTTAGGATACTCAAATAACGGTACAAGACCATGTTCTTCATCTGCTCTAAAGATGGCAGGAACAGGTTTTAGTTTTCCCGGTCCAGGAGAAGTTGAAGCAAAACATAAACCAGATACAACAGGATATACATCCTTATCTGCAGCGTTTACAAGTTTGTTGAACGCATCTCTAGTAACGTATTCATCAGCGTCTACAATCAACAGCCAATCGTCTTCTGTATTATTTAAAAAGTATTGAACTTGAATGTTTCGGCTTTTAGCCAATAACCCAAGTCCTTGAACGCTATTAAAGTTTCCAATTCGTTCAGGTTCCTCTTTAATTAAATCCATCATACTATGAGCGAAATAGGCATCTACCTGTCCGTGGTGACACCAAGATATACATACTGTTTCATTATCCTGCATAAGATAATGCTAACATACTTGTATTGATTTCTCACAACGAAACAGGTACTATTTTTCTATGACAGATGACCAAGACTGGAAACCACTCAAAAAGAGTGAACAACCTATGATTACAAGTGTAGGAGTAGACAGTCTTACTCAGGAACTTATCCGTCCATTTGATTATGAATCAAACGGTGAAGAGAACTTTTATCCATATACAATCCCTGAAGACCTACCCAAAGACTTCACTATTGGTGTAATTGTTGGTGCTTCTGGTTCTGGTAAGTCCACGTTGCTTAGGAAGTTTGGAGAGTCTGAGAAGCACTACTGGAACTCATTTAGGTCTATTGCATGGCACTTTGAGAACGCTGTAGAAGCCAATGAGAGGTTTACAGCGGCAGGTCTAATGTCTGTACCAGATTGGATTAAGCCCTACTACGCTCTCTCTACGGGACAGAAGTTCCGCGCAGACCTCGCTCGCTCATTACATAATAACGCTATCATAGATGAGTTCACTTCTGTTGTTGACCGTAATGTTGCTAAGTCTGCTTCTACGGCTATGGCTCGGTACGCCCGGAAAAATGGACTTAAGAACATAGTTTTAGCAACTTGTCATAGAGACATTCTAGATTATTTAGAACCTGATTGGGTTATCGACACAGACCGTGGCGAATGGTCGAACGGGAGGTGGCTTCAACGACCTGACCTACATCTCTCAGTTTATCCTTGCTCAAACGAAGTTTGGAAGCACTTCGCTTCACACCACTATCTCTCCGAATCGCTCAACAAGTCAGCACACTGCTATGTGGCATTCTGGGACGACCAGTTAGTTGGCTTTGCTTCGTCTCTTGCGTATCCATCTGGAACTGTCCAGAACGCTTATAGGGAGCATAGGCTAGTTATCCTGCCCGACTATCAAGGATTAGGGTTCGGACCGAAACTCTCAGAGGCAGTAGCAAAGCATTATACCGATAATGGCAAGCGATACTTCTCAAAGACTTCCCACCCCCGACTTGGTGGCTACCGTGACCAATCCCCACTTTGGAAGCCAACATCCAAGAACCACATGAAACGCAAAGACGGACAAGACCCCACCAAAACCCGATGGACTATCAACCCCAACCGTTGGTCTTTCTCTCACGAGTTTGTTGGTTAGAATCCAAAGCAGCCCGGAAAATTTCGATTTTAGGGGTACTTGACTAACCGACAACATACCCCAATAATTGATACGGCGTTTTGACTAGCCAGAACCATAATTCTCGTATAGACTTAAACTTAAGTGTATACGTTAACGCAACCTAGAAAGGGTTACAAACATGGACATTACATTGTCTCTAAGCAAGATTTTCAGCATCATTGGAACTATCTCAGGGTGGGCGTTTATTGCAATCTTTATGATGCTCGCTACTGCACTAGTAATTGGCATTGCTAAGGCTATTGTAGATATGTTTATCGGAAAAGACGACATAAAGAACGACCCAGAACTTTCTGATTACGCAGAACCAAAGAATCTAAAACCAGTCAAGTGATAATGCGTCCGACTTGGGACGAGTACTATCTTGATATTGCTTTGGCAGTTTCCGCTAGAGGAGATTGTATTAGAGCACAGCACGGAGCAGTAGTCGTCAAAGACCACAAGATTATCTCGACTGGATATAACGGAACTCCAGCAGGAGATAAACGCTCTTGTGGATTAACTGGACAATGCCCACGAGCACTTGACCCGACTTCAGAACACGCAAAGGGTCAATATGACCTATGTTGGACTACTCACGCAGAAGCAAACGCGCTTCTACGGGCTTCCTGGAGCGACCTTCAAGGGGCAACTATTTACATTACTGGTCAACCTTGCTCAGGTTGCTCAAAACTAATTGCTTCAGCAGGAATTGAAAAAATTGTATGGAAACAGAATTAAGCACAAATAATAATCTTCCTACTCTTGCTGAACTTGGCGGTAGTGAACCTATTTTCCAAAGAAGATACGCAGAGCCACCAAACCAAAACTGGAGTTCTTTTAACTCTTCAATCATGCTCTCTAATGAAGGAGAGTATTGGCTGGCTTTCCGTTCTAGTAATTATGTTTTTGTTGAAGGACAAGGAAATATACGCTTAACTGATGTAAGTATCAATGGAGCAATGATTACAAATAAACTATTTCTAGTTAAGTTAAACAAAGATACTTGGCAGTTTGAAGAAGAAACTCTAAAGCAAATAGATTTAAAATCATATAAACCATATATTAAGAGAGATGTTGAAGACCCAAGACTTTTCTGGGACGGGTATGACTACTGTATCACTGCAACAATCCTTGAGAAGGGGTTTAAAGTTGCAAAGATTTGTAAGATAGTTTTAGAGTCTTTGGAGAATCCTAAAGTTATTGGCTTCTCTACATTAGAATCTTTAGATGAAGATAAGACAGAAAAAAATTGGATGCCTATTGACAAGCGTTCAGTAGATACAAAAATAGATTTTATTCATAGTTCTCATGTTCTAATATCTAGAAATAAGTTTATAAAAAAAGAAAAACATCCAATAACTGAATCATTTAGAGGTAGTTCTCAAGTTCTTCCGTTTGATGACGACACAAACATAGCAGTTATACATGAAGCAGAACATTACTATGTAAGTGGTTTTAATCCAGTAACTTTTTCAACCAAAATAAAAGTTCTTAAATATTCTCATCGTTTTGTTTTGATGGACAAAGACTACAACATCATTAAAATCTCAGATAAGTTTGTTTTTACCGAGAAAAAAGGTTTTGATTTTGTAGCAGGTATGGCTCCAACAGAAGATGGATACGTCATTAGTTTTGGTCGTTCAGATGTTGCTTGTTATGTAGCAACAATCAGCAAAGAAAATATCAAGAAGACACTGAAAGACTTAGATGTTTAAGAAAGAACTATGGCAGCACATACGAACTGTAAAAACTCCTTTTAGAGTAAAGGTAGTTATTTTTTTAGTAGTTCTTTATTTAATAAATCCTATTGACTTGATACCAGATTTTATTCCAGTACTTGGTCAGTTAGATGATTTGATTGTTATCTCTCTTGGCTTAAGGTACATAAAAAAGCACACGGACTTTGATGTAAGAAGTTTAAATGTCTAACGGAATTGCTTATCTCTACGCTCGCGTCTCAACACAGATGCAGGTTAATGATGGCATAAGTCTTGACGCTCAAGTAAAACAGATGGAATATGCTGCACTTGCAGCAGACTTTGAACCAGTTATTTTAAGAGAAGAGGGTCGCTCTGGTAAAAGTATTCAAGGACGACCTGTATTAAGAAATGCGCTAGAAGACTTAGACACAGGAAAAGCACAGGCTTTATATGTCACTCGTCTCGACCGTCTTGCTCGCTCGACTAAAGACTTTCTTAGTATTGTTGACCGTTCTCATAAGTATGGTTGGCGTTTGGCTTTGCTTGACCTTGGTCTTGATACTGCAACTCATCAGGGTCGTTTTGTCGTTACCATTATGGCTGCTATGGCGGAGATGGAACGCGGAATGATTTCTGAACGTCAAAAAGATGTTCATCGCGATAGAAGAAGTAATGGAAAAAAGTGGGGAATTGATTTAGGTCCACTCCCTGATGTTGAACTAGAAGTACGAGAAAGAATTTATCGCGATAAAAAACTTGGACTTTCCTATCAGTTGATTGCTAACGCACTAAACGCTGAAGGTGTACCAACTGCACATGGCGGAAAGAAATGGTATCCAGCAACTGTAAGAAATTCTTTTTTAGCATACGAAAAAACATTGTAAGATAGAAACATAAATCCGACGACACACGGATATTTCTACCCTTGCTGGAGGGGTTACTTTGCGTAAGTTATTGCGGGTCATACCCGTATTCTTTTATCTTTTATTTTTTATTGCAATTGTTCCTACTACACCTGCAAATGCAGCAGTATCTGAACAACCTTGCGACCAAGTTTCTTGGACAGGTGAAGATGATGTTGCACATCAAATATTTCTTTCTACCAACATAAATCTTGGTGACACTTCTTATGACACCGTTTATGCAAGTACAAATGGAACACTTACATTTGGGTCACCAGATGCAACATTCTGGGCATATCCAAATACACCTTCTATTTCCTTAGCAGGTTGGGACTGGGTTACTTGGGCTGATGGTCATTTAAGTTATGGAGCAACCAACTCAGGTTTTTGCGTAGAGTGGAAAGTTCGTCCTTACCCACAAAGGAGTGGAGACTTCACAACTATTAAGTTAACAGTTGATACAACTCAACTTCCTTCTTGGTCAGGAACTATCGAAACTACAGGATGGGTCCCTCCAGATTTGCGTAGAGGTATTCGTTTTATCTCTGGACAAGAGGTAGTAACCATTTCTGAGGCTTTTACCGTCAATGGTGGTCGTCCAGTAGAGATGCAATCTTGTTGGGACGGCTCTGTAATTCCTTTAACTTCTGTTTGTCCTATAGAACCAACTCCAACTCCTACCCCTACAGAAACTTTAACTCCAACTCCTACCCCTACTCCTACTCCAGTTCCCACTTTTATTTGCTGGGATTCAAATGTAGTATTTGGTGAAAATGAATGTCTTCCAACTCCACCACCTTTAAGTTGTTGGGACGGAACTACGGTTGCTTGGAATGAAACTTGTCCTCCAGTTCCACCAGATATTGTTTGTTGGGACAATTCATCAGTCCCTTGGAATGGTACTTGCTCACCTGAACCTGTAGTCGTGTGTTGGGATGGTTCCACAGTTCACTACCAATCAGAATGTTCTCCAACTCCACCCGATATTGTTTGTTGGAATGGTGATGTAGTTCCATGGAATGGTGTTTGTCCAGTTATCCCACCGCCAGTTCACTGCTGGGACGGTTCGTATGTTGAATGGAATCAACAATGTCCAGAAGAACCAGTAGTAATTACTTATCCCGAAAATGCTGTATTTATAACTTCTTACGAAAATTCACAGATTAGTTATACTGCTCCAGTAGGAAAAAGAATTAAAGAAATACTTTTTGCTTCTTATGGAACCCCAGAAAACTATCAGTATGGATTATGTGATTCAAAGAACTCTTTACAGTTAGTTACTGAAGCAGTTTCAAACAACATTCTTAACATAAATGCGGATAATGGAGTTTTTGGTGACCCTTGTGGTGGAGTCTACAAACATCTTTCAGTTGTGTTAACTATTGAAGATGACCCTAACTATGTAGAACCATCTGCTAGTCCATCTCCTAGCCCAGAACCTACTGTAGAACCAACTGTTGAGCCATCACCTACTCCAACTCCAACTCCAACTGTTGAACCTACTCCCGAACCATCACCAAGCGAAACGGTAGAACCAACACCAAGTCCTACTCCTACTGTAGAACCAACCGTTGAGCCAACCCCTACTCCCACACCGACGTTACAGCCGTCAGAAAGCCCAACACCAGAATCAACATCAACAACTGAGCCACAGCCGTCCAAAACACCAAAAGTAGAAAAATCCCCAGTCCCCGAAATAACTTCTTCACCTGAACCTACTCCTATTGTTGATGTCACTAATGAGCCTACTCCTAATCCTACTCCGACTATAGATGAAGTACAACCAACAGTAGATTCTTTAGTTTCTGAATATGCTGATACAGCAATTCCATTTGACGTTCTTCAAAGTTCTGGGCTGGACTACTCAGACCTTCCACCAGAACAGCCTGTTACTTTGGAAAATGGCGTTATTGTAACGGCTAAAGTTGCTGACGCTTTACAAATTTTTAAATCTCCATCAGAGATTTTTTCAGCAGTATTTACTAACCCAAGTAAAGCACTTACTGCTATCGCAAATGTTGGTGCAGATATGTCACCAGAAACACGTAAGAAAGCAAAACAAACAGTAGTTTCAGCAGTAATTGTTACACAAGTAATTGCTGGAACTGCATCACTATTGACAAGGAAAATATAATGAGACTACTTCGTTGGATTAAAGATATCTTCGTCGAGTCACTAAACCAGACATGGACACTATTAGGTATGTTTGTTGCTTGGTGCGTGCTTGACGGCAGTGCAAGAGTTGTTGTAGGTTATGCAATTCTCTTCTCTTTGACTCTTTGGCTTATCACTCTACGAGTTCGTGAGCCACTTGAAAAAGAAGAAAAAGAAGATAACTAACTTTTTCTATAAATTGCATAGAGTATTTATATCCTGTACCATAAGGGTATGACATGCGCTAATGACAATTGGAGAAAAAGACATGAGCGACCTTCTGCTCGAATATGCGGATAAAATCCGACCAATCCTGCCATTGGCTAAAAAGGCTTATGGCTCTCGTACTCAATTAAGTCCCGAGCACGAAGCAAGCAGAGCATACACAGAACTACTAGTTGAGTTTAAGTCAAAGGGTGGAAGTCTTCCACAACTTGCTAAAACTCTTGGTGTTGCCTATCCAGGCATTCGCCGCCGTGTAATTATGAAAGATGTAGACCTTTCTCAGGTTAAACCTAGAAATAGGGCTACTCGTCAAGAAAACATTGAAGCAGTAGTTAGAGTAAAGCAAGCAAAAGAAATTGGCATTGACCAGTATCACGACCAACTATCTTTAGAATACCGAAATGGTGTTTCTTTGTCAGTTTTGGCTCGTGAATTAGGACTAAGTTCGGCTGCACCCCTGTATTATGGAGTACAGAGTAGTTTAAAGCGAAACGCCTAAATAAACTTAATCGCCCTCATGCTACTCAGCGTGAGGGCATTTTGTTTTTTGGAATGAGGAATTATGGGTAAGAGTCTAATGGAGCAAATTGCTATGCTCCCTGAAGCAGAGCGCGAAGCCGTTCTTGCAGACATGGATATGGATACTCTCATCTGGGACTGGAAGGCATGGGGTCGTCCAGAACAACAGGCTCCTGCTGGTGATTGGAATATTTGGGCTTACATCGCAGGTCGTGGTGCTGGTAAAACTAGAACAGCCGCTGAGTGGGTTCGTGAAGAAGCAAAGTACACAAATAAGGGACAACTTCGTTTTGCTCTTGTTGCTCGTACTGCCGCTGATGTGCGTGACGTTATTGTTGAAGGTGAATCAGGAATTATTAATGTTTCACCTCCAAGCGAAAAACCACACTACGAACCATCTAAGCGTCGTCTAACTTGGTCTAATGGTAATACTGCAACTTGCTTTACCGCAGACGAACCTGACTCACTCCGTGGTCCTCAATTTACTCACGCTTGGGGAGACGAGGTTGCTGCTTGGCGACAGACTCCAGACGCTGCAGGTATGACTGCATTCGACAACTTACGAGTTGGTACTCGTCTTGGAGACCGACCAAAAATTATGTTGACTACTACACCTAAGCGTGTAGCACTTCTTTATCAACTTATCGAAGAAGCAAAAAAGGGAAGCAACGTAGTAATTACTAAAGGCTCAACTATGGATAACGCTGGAAATCTTTCTGGTGCATACATGGATGCAATTCTTGGAGTTTACGAAGGTACACGTTTGGCTTCTCAGGAACTCTACGGAGAAATGCTTGATGATATAGAAGGTGCTCTTTGGACTATCGAGATGATTGAACGCAATCGTCACGGTTCATTTCCTCTTGGAACACCACTTCGTTGCATCGGTGTTGACCCGTCTGTTGCGGAAAATCCACGAGATGAATGTGGAATTATTGTATGCGCTGCATCAGGAGACCGTGACCTCTACAAACGTGAAGCGTGGGTATTGGAAGATGCATCTGTACTTGGCTCACCAGATGTATGGGCAAATAAAGTTGTAGAGATGGCACGCAAATGGATGTGTCCAGTTATTGCTGAAGTAAACCAAGGTGGAGCATTG